ATTTGCGAAACAAGGATCTTCAGGTGCTCCTGCGGTACGAGGATTTATCCTTCCAACCTGAGAAGAATAAGATATTCAATAATTTCGTGTTCCACATTAGGAAGCTTGTGATTCGCAACGGGGGTGTCTCGATTGAATACTAGCACAACAGTTTAAAGATTTTAAACATGATAGACATAGATAGATGGGTAAGGAATACTACGAAGCGAACAAGCAAAAATGGAAGGACACATACTACGAGACTCGCAAGAAGAAGTTGGGTGGTTCTTGGTCAAGACCCACCAGTTTTCGTGATGGGAAGATATACAAAATCGTTTGCCACGAATCAGATGAAATCTACATCGGTTCCACGAAAACAAGTCTCAATCTTAGACTCTCCCAACACAAATACGACGCCAAGCATCGAACCGATATGGCGAGTTCTAAAATATTGCTTCGCAATCACTGCAGTATCGAATTGATAGAAGACTTCCCATGCGAATCCTCGCGTCAATTATCCGAAAGGGAACAATACTGGATTGATAGATCCGAGTGCGTCAATATCCAATCCGCCTATACATCTGATGAATCACGGAAAGCCTATAATAAGAAATGGGCTCAAGACCACAAAGATCAACGAAATCTTCACAAAAGACAGGTTCGCAAGTGGGGTGATTTACTCTACACCGACGCGACTCTCTTTCAGTAAAAAAGTTTAGTTTTTTGAGAGACAGTAATTTATTATACTGTGGTCCTATAACCCTTGAGAATGACCTCACGTTACCTAGAAATTCGACCAGATTCTATCCCTTCTGACGGAAGAGTGAGTTTCAAAAATGGACACCCGGTTCTGTCCTTTACCATCGCTGCACAGAACGGCATCCTGGACCCGCGTTCGATCCGCATCTGTGGCGATCTCCGTTTATTCAAAGACAACGCTTCACCGCCGACCCCGGTCCTAGCTGCGGACAACCCGCAATTGATGATGGATTCCCGTCTGGGTGTCTTCGCACTCTGGGACCAATTGATTATTCGCAACGGTCGATCTAAGATGATCTGTGAGTCCATTCGTTCGTATAACCGCTACATGAGTTCCTACCTGGGAGTCTCTTCGTCCAAGCAAGATCTGATGGGTCACTTGGGAGCGACCTGCCTCATCATGCCAAACCAGTCCGCACACTTCACAGGATCGTCCGCCAACAACGCCGACGGCACGCAGAAGAAAGAGTTCTCCTGCCACCTCCCCTCGGGTTTCCTGTCGGGGGGCAACCAGGTCAATCTGATGCCGTCTGCCTTTGGATCCCTTGAAATTGAGATCCACCTCGCCCCTGATAGTCAGGTCCTCTACTCCAGCACCGGAGCCGCGGGAACTCTCTCGGGTGCGCACTACGAACTTCGTGATGTCAAGCTGACCTGTGAGGTCCAGGACATTCCTTCCGACCAGATGGCGTCTCTGTCCCAGATGAGCACCGGTTCCATGGAATACAACAGCATCACATCTCTCTACACATCGATCAACACGTCCAACGCTCAGCTCCAGTACAATCTCTCCCTGAAGCAGGTCCAGAGTGCCTTTGTCACTTTCTGTCCTGCGGATCACATCAATACCTTATCGGAGAATGGTCTGTCCACAACCTACCCCCAGCAAGCAGCGGGTTCGGGTGCCTTAGCCAAGATTACTCGCCTGCAGTTCCTCCGGGGCGGTCAGAAGTTCCCTGCGGATTTTGATATCACGACCAATATCTCCACCGATACCCAGACCACCGTCTCCGACCCGCAGGTAGTCAAGATGTTCATGGAATCCATTATCCCCGAAGCGCACTTGGACCGCACCAGTGCCGCCATCTCCAACATCAACCGCGAGTACAAGATTCTCAACACCGGAGCCGTAGGCGACTATACCCGCGTTCCCGACGGTGGTGCGCTCTTCGGTGTCGGGGTCCGCTACTCCCAGCACGACTCAGGCGTAGATTTCTCAGAACAGCAGTGGGGTCTATCGATTGAATCCGATATTGCAGGTGACTCGCCACAAGCGGTATTCATATTTGTGAAGAGCAAGAATACCCTACTCTTTTCCCCGACGGGAGTTCAGGTGATGTCTTAGATAGAAAAATGTAAATTTATGAAGACACATAATTATCTTGAATAGAGAAATGGACTCCCTAATCGCAACTGAGATTATCAACATCCTTGAGAAAGAGATCCGCTATGACCTATCCAGTAAATTGGATGTCTTTTTTAACAAGCATGGAATCAAAGTAGATCCAGAGTGGAAACCCAGTGACCCCATTGCCATTACAATCAAAGATAGATCCTTGGATAAGCAGATGCAAAAGGAATGTGTCCTTGAAGAGATAGGATCTGTATGTCAGACCAAAGATGGATTCTGGTTCCTTTCCTAATTCCACAGGTACCTTCGGTTCTATACTTACAACCTTTTATCATTATTTAGTCTCCAGTACTAAGATATATACGTATCTTATAACTAGAATGTCGCAAGCTCAACTTGATGTGGATCCCCGTGCGATGGCTCCTGATACTGATACTATTCCTGACTTTGTGAGACTGGGTTCAATTCCCGTGGACTACGTGCAACACGTGGAGACTGATTTGTTGGAGGCTGTAGTCCAGCAGAACGGTTCGGCGGACCGTACTGGATTCTGTCGCTTCACGCTTCAGAACAAGGGGTTCCTGCACTCTCACTCCAAACTCCTCGTGGGTCTGGTTCCGGCTGCAGGCAACGCCTCCGCCTTCTTGCCGGTCCAGGTGGGAATCGGTGCGGTCGTTCAGCGTGCGGTTCTCAAGGTGGGAAATCAGGTGATTAACGAAATCAGCGATTGGGCACAGCTCCACGCCGTCAAGTCCTCTCTGATCTCCAACGAGATGAACAAGGAACGCGAGCAATATACCACGGGGCGAGTCATGAATCACGGATTCCGCTACACCGCCGAGCAGTACGAACTGGCACCGACCTACGGACTCGCCAACGGCAGGGAGTACAACGCCAACGACCTTGATCAGCTTCCCTTCGCCAAGATGGACGGTACGGATGCGGGTTCGGTCGCCACGTCCCCCACCTATGCGATTGATCTCTCGGACCTGTTCCCGTTCTTGAAGACCCATCAGCTCCCGCTCTACATGATTGACCAACCGATCAATATTGAGATCACATGGGCACCTCCGAACAAAGCTCGCGTCTGTGTACAAAGTGGTGTAGCGTCCAACCAGGCGTACGACATCGACCAGACCGAACTGAAGTTCTGTGCGGACTACATCTTCTATGGTGCCAGCGATGAGATGGCTCGCTACGCGCAAGCGAACCGCGATCTCTCGTTCTCCTTTGTGGATTACAGGGCAAACGTAGCAACGATTGACTCCACGTCCCCTGTTTCGGTCGTCCGGAATATCGGTATGGCGAACCGTATGGTCACCCGTGTGGTCACAGTCTTCAATCGTGATACTATCACGGATGAGACCATGCTGAACAAATACGCCTCTCTAGGTCTCTCAGTAAATACAGCGGGAGGTAATAGCGATGGACAACTCGGTGATATCGCCTACAACGTTCGGTATAACGACCGCTATGAGTTTGCCAGCGATGTCACCAACACCGCTCGCCTCTTCTCCCAGCTCACCGACTCTGAATCGGTTCCTTTCCTCACTCGGGCGGAATACGCCAGTGACAACGCATTGATCACCCCGAACACCTTTGAGGGGCGGAGCCAGCAGGTATTCATGAATAACAAGTTCTTCTACATCTCGACGAGACTCACAGGGGGACGGGTCGGCACCAAGGGTATTGAGATTCACCTGAATGCGACTGACTTCAGCACGGTGGAAGCGGCTGCCACGGCGATTACTGCATTGGTTGTGGGCAAGACCTACGAGATCACCACAGTCGGCAACAGTGACTTCACCTTGACAACAGGTGCCTCAGCCAATACAGTTGGCACCATCTTCCGCGCCACTGCGGTCGGTGTAGGAACTGGGACGGCCAGTGCTGTGACGGGCCCTACAAGCATGCGATCCTACAGCGAATACCTCCGTATCGCCCGTCTCCGCGATGGCCAGCTGGACGTGTCAAATGCGTAGACTTAAAGATAGATAAAGTAATAGATGTAAGTAGAAGAGATGCCCCTGAAAGACCCCGAAGCACGAAAGGCATACGCCAAAGCATATTACCAGAAGAACAAAGAGACCATAAGTTTTAGGAAACGCAACGACCTAGAATATAAAGCATGGGACAGAGAGCGGATGCGTCGTATCAGAGAGACTCCCGAAGGTCTGAAGTCAAATCGCTTAAACAACTGGAAGAGTTGGGGTCTCGTGGGAGACCTTGAAGCCATCTATGAGATATATTTGAAGACGACGAATTGTATGAAATGCTCCATACAATTCAGCGACGGAAATAAGAAATGTATGGACCACGACCATGAGACAGGAGAGTATCGAGCGATGCTCTGTAATCGTTGCAATTGTTCCAATCCTCTTGATAAAAAAATCTAAGGTGTCCTATAATGCCTAGTGTC